GTTTTATGGGACGGGGAATCGAACCCGGATCGCTGTGGTAAGCACAGTGACGGAACTAGAACCGATCGAGTTTGGATCGTAAGGTGACCTCACCTTGTAAGTTCCTAAGCAGGGAAAAGAACTGCTATAATTATGGCCAGCTTGTAATGAAGCTGGTCCGCGTGACGAGAATAAAGAGCTCATCAGCGACGAGATTTGGATTTGGAGGGCTTCTTACCAGAGAAGTCCCAGCTAATGGCGCCATCGCCATCGCCGAAACTTCCTTTCTTAAGCCAATCGAAATCCCAAAAGCCTTCGCGATAGGCGCTGCCACGAGAACGCAACGCCTGAGAAGTAAGACGATTGCGAGCGGCAACTGCTTCGCGAGTAGGCGAAGGACCGCCACGAACTGCAGAGACTAAAGTCAGATCACCTGGCTGTTGGATAAGAACAGGTCTGGCTTCAGTCATAACAGCGGCGGACGCAAAAATGCTGTCCATCGCGGCTGAATCTGGGAGTTGAACGACAGCTTCGATGCCTGCAGGGGCGGAGTTATTGGGAATGTACTCAACGATGTGCGCATAATCGACCTCAAGGACAACACCTTCTTGAATGCCAAAATAAGCCATGACCAGGAGAGTACTAGAGTCAGCGTTGGCCGCATCAGTGGCATCAACAGTAGCAACACGTAAAGAATCAGGTGTGCTGGAAGGTAGATTGGTGTTAGATTGAGACAGATATGGAACGATGTTGCGAGTAAAATCCGTGGCCTTCTGAACTACGGCAGGAGCTCCAGGAAAATAACGAACACCTGCGCCAGGTACCGCAGGCACCCAACCGGTGGCATCAGCAGGCCCGAAAACACCAGGTGGCGCAACAAAGTTGGATGTCATAGAAAACTTCTGCGGGCCATCAGGAGAATAAAACAAAGTTTTTGATCCAGCTTCACGTATGGCGTCGGCAGAAACATGCGATGCCCTACCTAATTGCTCAAGTTGAACAAAATCTTGTTGGGTAACGGGTAAATCGCTATGATTCATGCGGACTTGCGCAAAATAGACTACGCCAGGGGTCATGAACTGGCCAGTGGGAAGACCAATAATACGAACACGCATAGCCATAGACAAAGTGCGATAAGCGGCAATGAAACCAACCGTGGTCTGCATACTGGTCCCAAAACCGTCAGCCCAAGGGCCAGCATTAAGAGAAATGGGGCTAATAGGGGCCATAGCAATATGAGGGTCCGTAAAACCACCAGAGCCCCACTGCTGTGGAACCATAATACTACCAGGAGTGTAACTGTAAGTAGCAATTCCGGCAGCGCTGGAACCAATTGAGCCACAAGATATGGACTCAACTGCGACTCCGCCATCACTAGCATCACCCGGAGTACAAAGTCTATTAGTCATGGCAAACAAGAGGTTAGTACCAAATGATGTGGATGACGTAGGGGTGAGTTGGTAAGTGCGGTTGGCAACAAAACGAGCCAATGAGGTTGGAGTAACGACGTGATCAGGCAAACGAACCGGGGAAGCGGCCCAAGGATTCATGAGCAACTCGATGTAACGCGCGGTATTGGCAGAAACAGCAGTAACATCTCTAGAAGCGATCGTGGAAGGAGCAGGTGACATACTAACTATTGAAGCCTCTTTGGAAACTCCAGCCACCTTAACTGGGGGGTCCAAAATAGGACCTGAAGATGGACGCGGCAAAGTGGCAGGTGTCGATTGTTTAGACTTCTGCTTATTAACAACTCTGACATCGGCCGGTCGAGCTTTACCAGACTGGCGGAACGGAAAATGCTCTTTAGCGACCTCTAAATCATGGGTTGGCAAACCAGGAAGATTGAAAGGATAATAAGCGTTAACGCGGACGCCTTTGTGAATCAATGTACCACAGTGGAGTCCAACTACACCATCATGTGAAACTACCAGTGACCCACAATCGCCTGGTCGAGAGGGGCAATCATAAAGCCCAACAATGCTCCTAACACGCCTGCCTCCTGTAACTGCCAAATATGGGCAAGAAATAAAACCTAAATGGCTGCCAACGGAGACTCGGGCAACATCACTGTCATGAACGATAAGTGAAAGTGATTCACCGTCAGAAGGACAATTGGAAGCAAAAGACGGACCAGAACCCTCAGTAGAAGGCCAATAATACAATTGGTGCTTGTGATCCCAAGAAGGTTGGGAATTCTTGATTTTCTGGGTGCTAAAAGCTAAGTCGGAGAGGTTAGTAATACCTGAATCAACGGCGAGCCAGCGCTTTGAATTGGCCAAGGCAGATCTAGTTGAAAAACCAGCAGCGCTAACAAGGCCTGCGGAAGGCAACGAATTAACAGATGTCGACCCCACGATAGCGGCCTCGCGCGTGGACTGACGACGCGCCCTGACCTGTTGAGAAGCTGAAATGCGTAAATCGCACATCAGCGGGAATTTGTTCAGTACCTCTAAAGCTGCCGAGGAACGATCGGCAGGGGAGGATTTTGCAAAATAGGACTTCATATTGATATAAAGAACAGCTGTAACGTCGCTAACGGAAACGAAGTCACCCCATTTAAGGCATGGGTGCCTGAAAAATATAGCCATCATTTACCACGTTTCTTAGAGTTACTTGGTCGGCCCGACTTACCGCCCTTAAGTGGGCGAGAGGGCCGGGCGCGAATAACTGTGGCATCTGAAGGCAAACCAACACCAGCGCCATCATCGGCAGGCGGTGCGGCTGGAGAGGGAACAGGGTTACGACCCGATTCTTTCCTCTCTTTACGAAGGCGCTCCTTCTTAGAAGCGCGACAAGAAGTGCACTTCTTAGGTAAGTCCCAATTATTAGACTCACAATGCTCGCGTTCAGCATCAGTTATAATGAATGGATTAGAACAATTGCGACAAAGCAACTCGCGTTGTATAGGCGCTGGTGGGGCAAAAGCATCCATTACATCAGAAAGGCCCACATCGATGGCAACACTATCAGCCGACGCGGCAGCGGCAACATGGTTGGCGTCCTCAACAAGAATCTCCAAAGCTTCAACGTCCGCCTTGGTGCGAACGAGAGGCAATGGTGGCTCAACATCAGATATTGGCATTCCATCCAAAACTGAGCCGGGGCGAGGCTGAAAACACAATGGAGAAATAGGGGAATAAGTAGTCCCAACCACTGCAGGACGAGTGGTAAATTCATGAACCAAAGTAGCATAATCCTCAACTGATATGCCCATTCGCGACACAAACAACTCGGCTAAAGCATCATTGTCTTCAGAACAAGTATACATGCTTTGAGAAGAAAGTAAAGAAAACTTGTGAGAGTCAAAATAACGCGGGTCGAGGTGAGTGACTGGGTTGTGGCGCAACACGTTCCTCCAATAAATAGAGAACAACGGAATGTGGGGGTCAGTGATCAAATAACCAAAGGCACGATAAGCCAGTGACAAAGCAGCCGTACCACCTGCTGGAACAGTAACTAAATGAAGACTGGTTATTAGCCGCAGTGGATCAGCCGAATTCCAAACGCCAACCCAGGGGTCAATATAAAGCCTACCTAAAAACGTGGTATAGCCAGATGAATAGACTCGAGACTTGATGTCTAACCCGAATTTAACTGCGGTGATGGTAATTGGGATTAGACGGGCTTCATCTAACCCGTCATCCCCGGAATAGAGCCCACGGCAAACAGAAGAGTAAGCGTCTTCATGATCAGAACCACTATCACTGGCGTTGCAATAGGCAGTGAAAGCGTTGACCACAGTGTTGCGGGTAGTAGTATCGAAAAACCCACTCAAAGTACCAATGCCAATACAAAACGCAGTTTGAACAATCCATTTATAGTAATCAGGACTGTCTCGGGGCTGCCCAGAAGGCCATGGACCGACGCCAAAATTAGTCCTAGCCGTAGGGGCAGTGGAAGCACGTAAAAACTGGACCCAGCCTTTGTCATCGCCATAAAACCTGTCTAGAAACGCAAACATCAGCACATGACCAATAGTGCCGGTAGTTGCATCACAATTTGAAAAATCAGTTTCATTGGCACTGCGTTTACGTGTATGGAGTTCATGATGAAATGCGTGGACTCTGGACTCGATCTCAGTGGGCGTCCAACCACAACAAAACCAGGGAAGTTGCTTCAAGGCGTCCATCATTGGTGCAATATACGCCGCCCCTATGAAATTTGTTGGGCCTGAGGGGTTAACGATCACACGAGGAACACCCCCGGACTTCAACGGCTCCAGCTTTTGAAAAACACTAACCGTGGACCGTGCAACGTCAAAGTACGTACCCATATCGTCAAACTGCTGGACTTGGCTAGTCTTAGTCAAGCGGCCGCGTACCGAATCCATATCCAATGGGCAAAGAACTACACCGCCAACTGCCGCATGGACGAAGCGGACTAAATGCGGGTAGTATTCCGTCGGAAAGGGCAGCCCAGTAGCTGGTAAAACGTTGCGGGCATAAACACTGGCACGCAAAAAATCTGGAGTAGCAATAAAACCCAGTTTTGAATTAGAAACTAAAGGGTTATGAACGGCCACTATGCTGCTTTCAGTGCCAATATCGTTGTACGTACGGTCAGTGACAGACTCCATGGTCATAGTGCTAGGAGGTGGCCTGTAAGTACCCATAGACAAACCGTTAGCAACGCAATGCATTAATATAGGTATCGCATCTCTGTAAAGAGCCAAAGTGGTGCTAACTGATTGGTAGTTAGTGGCTTTGGAAGATAAGCAATATCTGCTAACGGCGTCTAGCAACACAGACAAAGGCAACGTGACATGGTGGTAAACCCCCTCAAATGCTAAATGGACAGAATCTTGGCTGTGCATATATAACGCTTTGCCAAACTGTTGGACGACATAGCTATCATCTAGCATCTTGGGGTAATATTGTGGACAGGAACTGCCACAAATATGAAACGGGCCGGGCAAATATGTCTGGCGAATAATAACCCCGTCAAAAGGGCCCGATGAAGGAACGACACTTGGGTTTAGATGGCGGGCAAAGCAGCCCACCCACAAGGTTGCGTCAGCATGCAAAGGATAGGTGCGCTGACAAACAACCTTCTGGTTAAACCAGGAACCCTTACCAAGAAATACAACATTGTATTTGTCGTTCAACACAAACAACTGCTCAGTCGACGCGGTTAATCCATACGTGCGCATCGAATAGTAAGAACCTGATCTACCAGTGAAGGCGCGAAGCCAAACTGGTAGCCAATGACCAGTAATATTATGCAACCCAGCAGGGTGACAGAACGAGTAAATCGCCTGCCGAAGTGAACCATTGCGGGTTTGATAATAAGTCTCGCTGTAGTCAGGGGTGAGAGCATTGCGGGAGGGCCGTAATGACATAGACAAAGCGGAAAACCATAAGCGGATCGTGGCACTATGTTGCGCTGCAAAGGCGAGTAGTGCCAAGAAGCTGCCAACAACCAAAAACGATGCGTTGAAAGAATCCAT